AGTGTATAGTATAAACTTAACAGTGACAATCACACAATTCAAGCGAACGCTTGGTCGTGCGTATTCTCGACTGCTAAGCTCCTATGCGTCTCTTGGTGCCATGCTCAAGGTAAAACTTGGGCGTCCGGCGATTCCACACATCTTAGGATGTGTGGCGTTGCTGGGACGGAGAGTTAACCTTTCAGTAGTCAAAGTAGTTATCACTACGTTGAAAACTTACCATCTGTTGTATAAGTCAGGGGGGATCAAGTTTCTGGTGATTTACCTGAAAGCTTGTTCCTCAATGCTTCAACAGTTTGTAGGTGGACAACGCCTGTACGATCTTACCCCTTTCGGGGCCAGGGTCGGTCGAACGCGTGCGGGATGTCCTTCTATTATTCCAGCCCTTCATCGGGCTCGTATTCGTCAGGGAGAGACTTGGACAATAAGATTCTGGGCTACTCTATTCGGCTTATACCGAGTGTTAGAGTTTCCTGGAAAATTAAAGATCAATTCGATCACTGACGGAACACGGATGGACCCTACTTTAGGTTACGAATTTAGTCAATTCGTAACCACTCATCTAATCAAAGTGCTGAAGACTAAGTTCCAAAAAGAAGGAACAGTAACTGATGCACTTTGGTCGGAAGAGGGGGAAGGTCCATTGGAGTACATGAAGTCACTCCGAGCCAATCCATTCGTAATCTCAAAGTCTGGACCTTCGGTGCAAGGCGCCAATGTGCCCGTAGGGGCACAAAACACGTCACCTGCATCGGTACTAAGTTCAGCATACACGTGGCTACATAGTCCGCTTTATCCAATCTTAGAAAATTGGTGTAAGATGACTGGTAACATATGGGTGCTGAACCGTATAGAATCCTGGGCCAAGGAGTTGTGGGTTTGGGAGGATTCCCTTCCACTCTCATCATCGGGACCTTCGTGTCCCTTTGAAGCAACTAATTGGCTTGGGAAACTTGGGTTCAAACCTGAGCCGGCTGGAAAGATCAGAGTGTTTGCCATGGTTGACCCATGGACACAATGGATAATGAACGCACTCCATAAGGGTGTGTTCGGACTCCTGGAGCAAATTCCACAAGATGGAACATTTGATCAGGAGCGTCCGATTCGTCATTTGAGGAAATGGCAGGAGGCGAACCGTCAAGCTGACGGCCGTCTCCCACCAGTGTACTCTTTTGACTTATCGTCCGCCACTGATCGAATACCATTGGTCTTGCAAAAGATCCTCTTAAGCCCATTCCTTACGGCATGGGGGGCGGAGTTGTGGGGCTGCCTCATGGTTGGTCGTAAGTATCATACGCCTAAACGGGTCTCTTTCGGCAAGAACCAACCTAAACAGTTGGTTTCCGAATTAGGCTACGTAGAGTATGCTACTGGACAACCCATGGGAGCTCTGTCTTCATGGGCAATGCTGGCATTCATCCACCACGCGATCGTTCAATGGGCTGCTCTTAGAGCAGGCGTGATAACTATTGGTAAAGGTTGGTACGAGGGCTATGCCGTCTTGGGAGACGACATAGTGATAGCTCGTAGCAGTGTGGCCAAGGAGTACCTGGCGTTGATGAAACGCGCTGATGTCGCTATTGGGGCTCATAAGAGCCTCGAGTCGCGTAATGGTTCTACCTTTGAATTTGCAAAACGGACTTTCCTTAACGGAGAGAACGTTAGCATGATACCTTTTGCGGAGTTCGTCGTAGGCCGGCAATCCCTTGCTGGTCTATTAGAACTCATCAGAAAGTATTCCTTAACCCTAGGGCAGACACTGTCTGTCTTAGGCTACGGATACAAAGCTAAAGCCAACGCATCAAAGCGTTTATTTTCAATGCCTAAGAGGCTCCGTAACTACATTGTTACGTTCTACGGTCCCGCAGGGCCGGTTTACGCTGGACTTAAAGGGTGGCTGACTATGAAGTCGGCTACTTCTTTATATGGAACAGCGGTGGACCGGGTTCAAGGTCTCGTTGGACGGTTCTTCGAGAGCGAGCGCAAGCTTGCTCTTGAAACCCTTGAGAAATGGCTTCCTCTGATTGAGGTTGCCAGGACGCTAGGGACAGTCTACCGAGATCGAGAACATTATGGAACGGTGCCTAGAGGGCCTGATCGTAGTCCAACTCACGGAGGTATAGAGTCTTCTACTCCTAAGGATGTAGTTGACTCTCTCAATGAGACGGTCTACAGGACGGCCTTCCTAGATACGGTCATAACCTTTCGGGACCTCCGTACTAAACTAGAAGAACTTCAAATCTCTTCCCTTGACTGGGATGGACTTGAAGCCTTGTGGTCAGAAATTCGAGCGATCGAGACTGACCTTGGGGCGTTACCAGTACCTAAGAATCTTTATACACGGACAGGAGACGGCTCTAGCCGTCTTACGTCTGAGTCAAAAATTCTGAAACGCTGGTATCGTCATTCTAGCACCTTTAGGGCTACTGTTGACCCATCTGGGCCTAAGGGGAAGGAGAGTAACTAAGAGTTCATCACTCTGATGTTACGGTTAGTATCTTGAGATCGGCCCTGAAAGGGAGATCACAATAGGAGTTGAAATAGACCACCTAGTGTTTTCCACTGAAGTAGGATAACCAACTCGCCATCCGAAAGGATGGAAGAGACGCCGAATCGAGATTCTGCACGTCGCTCTCTATCATGAGCTCGGCCTTGAAGGGGTATCGATTGCAAGAAGGACTTAAGAGTCCGGTCTTCGATACCTTGAAGTAAGATACCCAAGTCGCTCGGTAGAACGAGAAGAGACGCCGAATCGGTTTAATCCCGAATAGCTCGGCGTGCAGATTCATCGAATACCACCAGCAGTACCTTGAGATCGGCCTTGAAGGATATCAGAAGAATAGGAGCTTAAATGGGCCACCTACTTTTGATATCTGAAGTAAGATAACCAAATCGCTTGACGAAAGTCAAGAAGAGACGCCGAACCGGATCCCATCCGGATACTGCATACTCCTTCTCCAATGGGTGGAGACCTTGGTCCCTACATCGAGGTATCAGGATAGGCGGGATGAACTTGGTAACAA